GCTCTTTGCGCCCGTCAATGTCTTTTACATCAGTTTTTATGTTTCTATCAAATTTAGGTTCATTTTTTGTAGGAGTATTAGTTTTTTTGGCAGGAGTATCAGAAGTTGTAATTCTTACATGTTTTTTAGCTAGTTTCTCTGCATCAGCTTGTGATGTAGCTGTCATTGAAGTTCCATCAGGTGCTGTTACTTTGATACGTCCATCACCTAGTGGGTCAAATATAAATCCTTTTAAAGGACCTTTTTTAACTGTAACTGTTCCTATATCTGCTTCAGTGATTTCAAAAATCTTCATGATACTTCCTTAACTATATTACTATTTATGTAATTCGCTACGCGAATTAAGTTTTCGCTAACGCTCAAACTAAACACTTCGTTTGTGATAGAAGTAATAGATATGAATTAAAGCAATGTTACGTAGTAACATTGTAATTGCTTCATGTAGATTGTTTCAGTCAGACGGAACCTGTTTACGGTTCCATCTAATCTTGAACTTCATGTGAGTCCGTCACAGCCAAGACTTGGAAGTAGGTTTTTTCTGCTGTACAATGGGCTCTGACCTTTCCCTACCTACGTCGACATCGCTTTCGCTACCTCTTGCTTCGTTCCTATTGCGAAGAGTTTTTATGTACTACAGTGTTTCAATTGCCAACATTCAATCTCCGTCAATCAAACGCTCTACTACCGAACGCCGCTCAACGTGTACGAGTGCTCCTATACGGAAGCCTTTTACTCAGCGGTATTTGCAATCTGGCCCGCTAACCTTATGTGTTGGATTGTTTTGCCTTGATATTTTGTTCTAGCAATGCCTGTTTAAGTTTATCTGATCCGCCAACTCTAACATTTATAATTCCGTTGTAATATTCATCCGTCTCTAACACACGGCGGTCAAATTGTTCTCTAGCCTCAATATAGCTCATTTCGCCTCTACCTTTACATAGGTACAGTATTTCTCTTGTAAATTTATCTGCGCCTAGGTTGTCAACATCAGCCTGTAGTCTATCACTGGATCCCCAGTAGTCTCTCCAGTCTGATTCTTTATGTCCTCTGCGTTTGTTCTTTTTGCCTTTAAGTGGTGGCTTGGTAGTCTTGAATTTTGCTAATTTTTTGCCTACGTACTTTTGTCCAGTAGTTGTATTTGTTATGAGATATACAAATCCTTCATACTCGTCTGGTATAGAGTCTATTTGTTTTCCTTCATAAGTCCATTGCATGAACGTACTTACCGTGTTTATTTTTTCTTCGCCTCTAATTTGGTATTAAACTTGTTGTGTATTTCGTCGCCTCTAATTTTGCTTAATCTTCTAATCTCTCTTAGCCACTTTCTGCTTGCTCTATGCGTCCTGTAGCTCAAACGTTTTTCAAAGTTTTCGTTTGCTTTGAAATATTCTAAATATGCTTTTACTAGTTGATCATGTACATCATCTTCAATCATAATACATTGCCTTCAATGTAATAGGATTACTTCCTGTTGCATGAGCTGCAAGTTTTGTATGACAATCTCCGCCCATGCCCTTTAAAAATGCACGTTCTACTTGTGCTTGGGCATAAGTTTTAGCATGATTAACTTTTTTTACTATATCTATAGTTGCTTCATCATCTTTTCTAGTTTGTAACGCTATTACTCCTTGTCCAACAGCAGGTATAGTTGGAATTTTTATCCATGTCCGTCTAATATCAAGTGCTTGTAATCCTGCTTCTGCTAATACTATAGCATCATATTCTTTATCGTCAAGTTTTTTCAGTCTAGTATCTATGTTTCCTCTAATCGGTTTAATTTTAATATCTAAATTTTTGTAAAGTTCTTTAAGTTGAGCTGTGCGTCTTGGACTACTGGTGCCTATAGTGCAACCATACCCTACACTTCCTATCAATACATCATGCGGACTATTACGTTTCAACATTGCTGCAATTATTAAATCTGGATTTTCTTCTCCTGGCAAATCTTTTAGACTATGCACCGCAACATCAATAAGGCCTTCTGCTAATGCATATTCTATTGCATTGCAAAATACACCTTTGCCTCCTATTTCGTATATAGGAGTGTCTGGATTTAAGTCGCCATCAGTTTGTATTATTTCAAGTTCTGTATCACACGCAAGTTCCTTACATGCTCTTTCAGCATATGCTAATGCAAGTTTACTTCCGCGTACTCCAATTTTTAGTTTCATTCTACAATGTCAATGTCGTTCTCGTATGATGTAAAGCCGTTTTCTTTGACAACACGCATAACGTAATTGACCCTTCCTATTAGTTCGTCTTTGTGTGAGATAAGATAAACATTTTTATCACCTTCTCTACCCATCTTCTTGAGGACACCTAGTGAATTTTCAACACCGGCTGTGTCCATACCGCTGTCAATAAGTTCGTCGATAAACAATAAATTAATTTTTTGATATAAACTTTCCCAAACATCTCTAAAAGCAAAGCTCATACCAAGTATAAGTCTATTGCGTTCGCCTCTTGACAAGTTATCAAAGTCTAAATCTTGTCCTAGTTGTGTAATTTCAACTGACAGGTCATTTTGGAATACAACACTGTGAGGTAAACCAAGTTTATCAAGATAATATGTAAGTCTGTTGTTTAAGTATGCTAAGTTTTGATCAATAATCTTCTTGCGAATGAAACTATCTTTGTTTGTAAGTAGTTTCATTAGAAATTCTTGATGCTCTTTGAACGTTGTAAGCTCGTTTACTGGTGTCCAGTCAATTTCTTGCATAGCTGTATGGTTCAATTCATCGATTTGTGCCTGATAAGGATCAGCTTCTTCCTGTTTTGCTTTCAATGACTGTTTCAAACTGTCAACATTTTGTCTATGTTCATATGCTTCTTTAGCTGTTTCATAAAATGTAGTTGGTCTACCGTTTATATCACCAATCTTTTCAAGGTTAAGTGCAACTTCTGTAATTTTTGTTGTAATTTCTGTCTGATATGCAAGAGATTCAGCAAGTTCTTTGTTTTTATTGTCTGCTATTTCAGCTTTTTTGTCTGCTTGAAGCTCTTGACCACAAGTATAACACACAGCATCTTCGAGATCTGCGATGTCTTTTTTGGCTTTATCAACAGATTTGTCAGCACGTTGTAGTGCAGGTTCTAATGTGCTTAATTCTTTTTTAAGAGCCACGATTGCGTTATTATGTTCATTCCAATTTTGTAGTTTTTCGTGTGCATTTAGTTCAGAATCAATATCTAAATGCTCTAATTCGTCGATCGCCTTAACTAATTTGTCAATATCTGCTTTTTGTTTAGATAACCAAGCACGTTGCGTACCCTGTAGGCTTTCAATAGTGCTTTCAATCTTACTATTTGCTGTTTGTATTGCTTCAATTTTGAGAGTTTCGGTAGTTATAGCTTCTTTTGTAATCCGTGTTTGTTCTTTTAGTGTATCTGCCTTCTCAGAAAGTATAGTTATACCCAACAACTGTTCAATAATAGCACGTTGATCATTTTGTCGCATACTTAAAAACGGTTCAGTATAGGTGTTTAGTGCAACAATATGCTTGAACATGTCATGTGTCATGTCAAGTAAGTCGTTTATTGCTTCTTGAGTCTTTCTGCTGTCACCTTGTGACTCATCTACCATCTCTTGTTCTTGATCATCCACAAAAAACTTCAACACATTAGGTGATCGACCGCGTTCAATACGATAATCAGTACCGTTCTTTTCAAAATGTAGTGTAACCAACATGCCTTTGCTATTGGTTTTGTTAATTAAGTTGTTGCGTTTGATATTTGTAAGTGCTTGTCCGTATAATGCATACGATAGTGCATTAATAATTGTAGTCTTACCAGTACCATTACGTGATCCACTATCATCTCCGCCTTGATCTAAGTTTTCACCAAGTACAAGTGTAAGTTGCTCGCGGTTAAAGTCAACAGCTTGAGTCTGATTGCCCACACTCATAAAGTTTTTAACAGTTAAATCTTTAATTTGTATCATAGTTCGTTATAAATGTCCATTAGCATCTTCTTATTGAAGTTGTCTGAGTCGATTGCGTTTATTTCACCTGCAACAATCTGATCAACACTTTCAAATTGCTGTATATCAAGTTGAGTAGATATCTCTTCTAGTTGTTTTTGTGGTATGAGACTTATTTCTCTACAATTAAAATTGTTTATAAATGTTTCTTTTACAAAACTTGCTTCTTCATAACTAATTGGCAAGTCTAAATTAACACGTAGATACATATTTGGCTTGATAACTGTATTTTGTTCATCAATAAGTTGCGATAACTTGATTGTTCTATACTTAGGACAGTCTGGCCAGTCAATGTATGTTGGTTCTTTGTTGTTTTCTCTATCAAGTATCATCATACCACGGTTATCATCCCACGCATCTGCATAGTTGTGTGGAAATGCATTTCCGATATAATGTATCTTGCCTTGTTTTTGTCTTTTATGGAAGTGACCGGAGAACACATACTCTTGATGTTCGAAATGTTCAGCTTTCAGTTCGCCGTGATCTGGCATTTGAACCATTGCATTCATATAAAAACTTGGTAATTCAAAATGTCCAAACAAATATTTTGCTTTTATGTTTTTAATCTTTTTCCATTCATCTCCGACTAGCCAAGGAACAAGTGCAACATCTTCTTCTTCATAAATTTTATCAATAAATGTTATACCAGGTATATGTTTTGCAAATGCTGTGCTATTCACATCACGCTTGTCTTTGTAGTACAGATCGTGATTACCATCAAAGAAGTAAAACTTCTCAAATGATTGTCCTAGTTTCTCCATACAACGGATAGTTGAATCCATTGTTGTTAAATTTAGACTGTTTCTATTGTGATGCCAGTCGCCGCAGAAGATTCCGGTTTCACAACCGTTTGCTTTTGCTTGTTCTATGTACCAATCTACGAAATCTTCGCAATCTTGATTGTGTACTTTGCTATTGCCTTTAAGGCCAAAGTGTATATCTGTAAAAACAGCCGCTTTCTTAAACAATTTTAATCTCTCTAATAGGTTAGCTCAGTGTATTATACGGTAAAATCATATAAATGTCAAGCATTTATTTTTTCTCTTGAATTGTAACTTCTCTTTTTTGTGCTGCTTCCCATTCTCCTTGCGACTGTCTAGTATAACTTGGATTCATATCGTTCATTTCTAATATATCGTCTCTAATATTTTGATTTCTTTTTTCTATGTTGATTACACGCACAAAACTATTTGTAACCGCCGCTGTGTAGTATGCAAAAGGATTTTGTGACTTAGATTCGTCAAATTGAAGTCCTATTTGTGCTAATTGTAGTATTGCTTGGCCACGCATTTCGTCATTATATGTGTACCCGCGAACATTACCTCTAGTTGCATAACGATCACATAGTTTCATCCACATTAGTGCAAGTTTATTTGTTGCTTTTCCGTGATCTTTAGAAAAACATCCATTTTCCATACCACCTTCCCAATGACTTTTGCCTACACATATTAATTCACCAGCATCAGTAAACTTATAATGTTGAAATGGCGGAAAATTAAGTTT